AAGCTGATTATCAAAAACGCGCATAGCCCTTTTCAAGCCTTTTTTCTTTACAGCCCATGCCTCACCACGCTTCCAGCGTTCTTCATCGGAACATAGTGGAAAGTCTCCAGACAGGTCGTAGCCAACCTGTGCATCCTGATGCATGGCGATCCGTTCTTTTATGTATTCAATCCTCTTTGTATCAGGCCAGATAGGTATGTCGATTAATACAACTGGTGCTTTTGGATATTCTTCCTTACGCTCTGCCTCACGGCGGTTCCAATCCCTAAGTATGGCACATATCTGTAAAGACTTTACTTTCATTCCCTTATTTTTTTGTGCCAAAAAAGCGTAGCAGTTTAGTTGCTGTTCCCATTCAATCTTCCCATATATTACAGACCATACACTGGTAACTTTGTAGTCTGTTATAGAGATTGTTTTTCCATCGGTTTTCTGATGGTCAACAGCACCAGATAAAATCCATCCATTGACATCGGCGTAAAGACGCTCCTCAAGAGTCACGCCCTCGTCATTTTTTGAACTCTCAAGTATGTGGTGAACAGCAGTACCGAAAAGAGGCCAGATCATATCTGACGCATCGGATGTTAACTCAGTAGAGTTTGCCTCACGCAGTAACCTGACGCGAGGGCTATCAATTAAAGTTGTGACAGAGATGTCAGATTTGCCCTTACTGTATTTGTCGTTGCGGGCAAAGTTGACGAATGATTCTGGTAGGTTATGATTGTTAGTGATTTGCATTTAAGTCTCCCAACTTGAATTACTTATATGGCATCTATATACAGTATTGTCAATAGGTAAGATGGATATTAAATATGGCTAAAAAAGTACATCAATTTCAAATACTTGGAGAACCAGCCAGTAAGGCCAACAGCAGAAAGATCGTAAGACTCAAAGGAAGGCCAATATCTATAAAATCCGACAAGGCACGAAAATATGTAAATACATTTTGTGATCAGTGTGAAAAACTTGACGAATTATTTAAGTCGGATGTATGTGTTGAAATGTTAATTTACTATTCATCAAGAAGGCCAGACCTTGATGAGAGTTTAATTTTGGATTGTATGCAGGGGCTTATCTACGAAAATGACAGGCAAGTTAAACAGAAGCATATATACTGGTCGCTTGACAGAGACCGCCCCAGAACTCTCATCAGAGTGTCGCCTTTGGAGGCAGGTGGTATCCCAAGCTATTTCGGATGCCTACCTTGAAGATCTGAAACAAAAGGATTTAGTATCGGAATGGATTAACTCACCAGACTTTGATACTGTTTGCGATCTTGCCTCACTCGATACACATAGAATGAAAAAAAACTTTATAGAAATTTTATCAATGAAACCAGCGCTGGCAAAAATGAAAGGCAGGATGATTAAGCATTTATTAGAGAGAGAATAAGTTATATATAACTAATTTATTATAACCATATATATTATAATATATATATTATAAACACTATTCACGAACTAAATCATTAACCCCGGCTCCGGGGTTGACAACATTTTCTCCTGAGAATATCGTGTTTGCTGTTCTATGGAGGGACATATGAAAATCGAAAATACTTTAATTGGCACAGCCCATAAACTTGGCGCTGGTCAACACAGGGTTCAGTGTCCGTTTTGTTCTTCGACAAGAAGAAAAAAGGGCATGAAAGACCTCTCATTAAATATTGAAAAAGAACACATCCTTTACAACTGCCACCATTGTCTGGAGACTGGCAAAATCAAATTGGAACTTCACGAAATTAAAACTAGGAGAAAACCGATGCAACTAGCAGTCAAGCACGATTACAGGGAACTATCTGATAACTCAATAGCTTGGCTCAAAAGTCGCGGAATATCTGAAGACACGGCAAATAAGGCAAAACTAAAAACATCCAAAACTTACATACGCGCAGTGAATGCTGAGACAGAGTGCGTTGTTTTTCCATACACAAATCAAGGTCAGCAATACGCAGCAAAAATAAGAAGTTTGTCTGATAAAGGCTTTTCATGTAATGGAAGCCCACAATCATTTTTTAATATTGATAGCGTGGCAACAAATGACGATCTGATTATTTGTGAAGGGGAGATGGACTGCCTCTCATTCATGGAAGCTGGTTACGATAGCGTGGTGAGTGTGCCGAATGGCGCGGTGATGAAGGTGGTGGATACCGATGTTGACCCAGAAGAGGACAACAAGTTTAAGTTTTTATGGGATGCAAAAAACAAAATAGACCTAGCCGCGAAAATTATAATTGCGACAGACCACGATAGTGCCGGACAGGCAATGGCAGAAGAGATTGCCAGACGCATAGGCAAGGACAGGTGTTGGAAGATTGAGTTTCCAGAGGATTGTAAGGACGCGAATGATGTCCTTGTGAAGCATGGTAAAAAGAAACTTGATGATATCACTGCATTTTGTAAGCCGTGGCCTGTTGCTGGTCTGTATGACGCATCACATTTTTATAAGGATCTGGATGAGATTTATGTCAATGGTATCGGCTCAGGTGCAAAAACAGGATATCCAAATGTGGATGAATTATACAGCGTTGTAGAAGGACAACTCACGGTGGTTACTGGGCATCCATCATCAGGGAAGTCAGAATTTATTGATCAAATTATGATAAATCTTGCTTCGCGGGAGGATTGGAAGTTTGGTATTTGTTCATTTGAGAACGAACCACGAATACACATAGCAAAGCTGATCAGCAAATATCTTGAAAAGCCTTTTTTTGATGGCATGACACCGCGAATGACAAAAAGTGAATTGGAACGGGGTAAAGCGTTTATTCAATCTCACTTCTCTTTTGTCTATCAGGCTGATGGTTCGATGGCTACAGTCGAGGGAATTATTGAAAGGCTGAAGGTTGCGGTGATGCGGAATGGCATCAAGGGCGCGATCATTGACCCATACAACTACATAGCCAAGAGCCGTGACATATCGGAAACAGATTGGATTTCAGATATGCTTACAAAGCTGAGGGTGTTCGCTCAGTCGCATGGGATACATCTCTGGTTCGTGGCACACCCAACAAAGATGATGCGCGATCAGAATGGCAAGATACCAGCCCCAAAGGGCTATGACATATCGGGATCTGCCGCATGGTTCGCCAAGGCAGACGTAGGACTCACAGTGCATCGCCCAGACCCGAATAAAACCGAAAGCCAGATCCACATATGGAAGTGCCGCTTCTCATGGGTAGGCCAGCAGGGTCAGGCAAGCCTGTATTTCAACCCTGTCACATCGACATATACACATGAACTTGATGATCCATTTTCAGATATGCCAGAACCGCAATATGATGCGGCAAAGTATGGGGAGACACCATTTTGACCAGATTAGGAAAACAGTTATTGGAAGAGGCGGCGGTGGTGATTGATGCCAGAGGCGATCATTATGATGCGCCAATAAAAAATTTTACTAGGATTGCCAGACTTTGGAGCGTGATCCTGGATATTGAGGTTACGCCGATGCAGGTAGGTCTCTGCATGGATGCTGTTAAAACGGCGAGGCTTTGCGCCACGCCTGAGCATTGGGATAGTCTGGTTGATAAGGCAGGATATGCGGCGGCTACAGCAGAGTGCTTGAGGCCAATAGGAACTGATGATAGTAGTTGATTATCCAAAAAGTTTCATGTAACTTTTGTTTTTCTCCATAGAGACTAGGGGGCGGATCATTAGAACCGCCCCTTTTTTGTGCGTGGGATGCAAACAGAGGGAGATTAGGTGACAGGCTCTGAGTGCTTGCGGCAGTCCCACACCGCCGTTCAACACCCTGTCACCTGTTCATGTTAGTCACAACTTTCATTACGCTCTACATGGGCATAATGACAACCATCTTCATTTATAGAAACCCTGCGAACTCTGGTATCGTATCCCAGAGGTGGGTAACTTGTTTTATATTTTTCTACTTCTCTGTCCAATGACCTTTCATCATTGGCAGTTAAAACAACGCTAATTGTTCTCATCCCATCTCTCCTTTTTCATCATTTTAATTGTTCCGACAATAAATATAAAAGTGCCAGAATATAGAACAGCCATGCCGACTAATATATTTTTGCTGGGATCTTCAATAACCCCGATACCAGCCAGCATTGAAAGCAGTCCAACGATAGATACAAAAGCCCATTTAATCATTGTCACTCTCCTCATTATCTCGCTCAATGCGCGAGGTCATTGCATTTAAGATTAGGTGCGTTGCCTGTTGTGGGTCTGGAGCGCAGTCATATGATAATTCTACAACAAAGCGCGACATGACATTTGCCACATCAAAAGGGGTTGCACCCTGATTTGAAAACTCCTCTGTCACATCTAACAGACGATTATACATATCTTCATATTTCATAAGTAGTCTCCCTCGATTTCATAATCTAGGTATCCGCAAGCGGCATCAACACCCAACAAAAACATCTCTTGATCCTCTTCAGTATCAAAAGCATACGACTCTGTTTTGTCCTGACAGGTTCCCCAGATAATTGTGATAACGTGGTTTGCATTGTCAATCTGATCTTGTGTTTGACCGATGCAATTAACGATTGGCTTTCTAATAAATGCTTCACTCATTTTTTACTCCTCGCTTGTTGAAGTCTTGTGGTTTCGATAGCGTGACAATTTGCACATATCACGACACATTTCCTGATCTCACTGATCAGATTTTTTAGTGGCGCATCACGCATATCCGATACGTTTTTTGATTTGTCGCCCAGATGATGGAACTGCAACGCAATACCATTGTCATTATAGCCGCAATGACTACAGCCCTGAGCCTCTTTATAGAGGTTGAGCCAGTGCGTCCTGCGGCGGCGGTTCATCCATTGTTTAGCGCGAGATTTACCCTTACGCCGCCAGAATGATGAGGGTGTAGTCCACTCCTCACCATTTTTAGCCAAGCCGTGATAGCCCCAGAATATGCGACCATCACCCCTGACCTCACCATGAACAGGCATCAAACTGCCTCAAGTTCTTTCAGAACGTGAGCCTTGACCCTTCGATCAAACAAAGCCTTGCAGTCACCCAACGTGCGGTGAAAGGCGTGGACGTTGTTTGTGGCATTCAATGGGTCACTGTATGAGGCATCATATACAGGCTTCTCAGCAGATGCCTGACCATAAACCAACAGCCATCCATTATCTGCAAACGCCTGTTTGTTTTTGATGCCAAATGTTTTGACCTCATAAACTGTGGTCATATCATCGTTGATGTGATCAAACTTTTTGATCCTCGCAGAATATACAAACCGCAGACCGCTTGATGACCTGATGATTGCTATACCGCGATCATTAACGACCTTATTCCAAGAGCATGAGATTGTGACAAAAATCTTTTTCCAATAATCCTTGCCCTCATTCTCAAATCCCAAGTCTAACTCAGGATTTTTTCTTATATGAACTTCGCAGGTTGATCGCTGGAACGCCATGCCAAGCACACGACTAGCCCTAAACGACCCCTTTGCGCCATGATCAGCAACTGGCTCATATTCTTTACGCGCCTTTTGATCACGCCTGATTACCCTTATGGCATCAGTCAGTTCATCGATGTAGCGATAAATTGCGCGAGCCGCACTGCGATCTACGGCTTCAAGTTCATTATCAAACTTTTTAGCCACATCATCCATGCGATATCGGCGTCCATCAGCCACTGCCTCTAGGTAGGAGTGGGGGATGCCCCACTCCAGTTGTGCTTTGCGGATTTGTTCTGCCGCGAATGACAGAAACTTGTGTTGATCGCGAGTAATGTTACCCATTTTTAATCTCCCATTTTGAGGATAGCGACTTCGCCAAAGGGTGCTTTGTCGGAGCCGATATCGGTTGAAACCCAAAGTACCGGATACTCCGGTGCATCGGGGAAGTCAGATATTTCCAAGTCAGTCAGTACAACCATGTTGTCACAAGGCAACTGATGCTCTTCAACGTAGTTAAAAGCTGGTGTGATGCGAGTGCCGCCTCTGCCAGCAAGCGCCACCTTTTCGATAACCTCGCCTTGCTCATAACGCTTGACAGTCTGAACCTTGGTATCAAACGTGATCACTGTAACAGAGCGTGGTTTGTGATCATCGGTGATGGCATTCATCTCGCCAAGAAAATGTGACCATTCTGCATCAGTCACTGAAGCTGAACTGTCACCCAGAATGATCACATCACCAGCACCCAGCTTGTCTACGCTGGGCAAGTAAATGCCCTGATTGAACCAAGCATTCTTTTGTGGTCTGCGCCAAGTGTAATCATCGGGCTGATCACCGCCGATAAATCGGTTGAGAACGTCACGCCAGTCGATCTGGCAACGCCGCATGACCTGTACAAGCTGGTCAATTTTGGCTGGTAGTTTGCCCTGAGCCTTAGCCGCATCAGCCGCCATCATAACCTTGATATCCATCTCAGCTTCGATCTGCTTGGCCTCAGCCTCACTCAATGGCTGACCATCGTCTGCCGTGGTCTGCATGACCGCACCCCAGTCAGGGGTCATATCATCGTCAGGCATATCATCGTCAGGCATATGTGAGTAAATCTTCTCAGCCATCCAGTCCTTAAACTTGTTCCATGCGTCCTTGGTGGTATGGAACAGTCCATCAGGTGGCAACTGAAAGCCAGCGTCAATCAGAATGTCATTAATGGCAATATCAGTGCAGACATTCCATTTCTTGTGGTCACGCCAGTCAATACGCAAGCAGTGCTTGAAAGCAACGTGCAAGACCTCATGGGCAATCACGCCCATCACGACATCCTGTTCCAAGAAATCGACAAAGGCGGCATTCCAAAGTATCGACTTGCCATCGGTTGCCATAGTCGGCACTGCGTCAGTCTCGACAAAGTTGAGACCCATAGCAATCGACCCAAAGAATGGGTGCTTCAGAACCAACTGTGTTTTTGCTCTCGAAATTTTTAGATTAGCATCCATGATGCATCTCCCATGTTGAAAAAGTTAGATAGAACTTTTTGAGGGGCGGCATGACCGCCCCCCAATATGTTAGAGGATAAGCTGTTTGCCATCGGTAATAATCCACTGGCGTACAGCCTCAGACTGCTTGAGTGTCTGATCTCTATTCACGGCATCCTTCACTGTGAAGGCCGCGAACTCTTGAGCATCAAGCCGCTTGAGATACTTGATGATATTGCCAGCATTGGCCTTATTCATCTTGTGTGACAAGCCAGCCGCCAAGGCATACAGCACCATCGCATCGCTGGGTATCTCAGCACTGTCAGGGTTGCTGATAACCTTATCCAAGTCAGGCATATTAGCTTTCAGCTTGCGATACCCCATGAAGTCAGCACATATTGAACGCCCGACAGTGCCGCTTATTGCCTCATTCTCGCATATCGGATCCAAACCCCATGATAAAATGGTGCTGACACGATGCCATGAGCGTGGGCTAGATGACACGCTGGCCTTTGGGTCAAAATTGTGCAGGTGCTGAGGCATTGCACGATTAAAACCGATCACATCCTCATGGACATTTTGAGCCAGCCAGTATGGGATAACATCTTCCAGATCAGCTTCGACAGGTACGAATAATAACCTGTCACGCAGATGCGTTGGAATTGTGTTTGTACCAGCGCGATCACTGGTGCGGTTGCCAGCGCATACAACAGCGCAATTCTCAGGCAGTTTGAACTCACCAATACGATGCTCATTAACGATCTGAGCCGCTATATTCATGTTGGAAGTGACAGATTGTGGTAGTTCGTCCAAAAACAGGACTACCTTTTCGCACTGCTTTGACATCTCCCACAACTTGCGGAGCCAGTAAGGCATGAGCCGCTCCGACTTGCCATCGACAAGTGCAATGATGCCAGCTATCTCTGCCGCATCGAACTGGGCAAGCGATAAGATGTAAAGAAACCACATATGCTCTTCGCATATCTGTTGCAGTAGTGAGGTTTTACCAAGCCCTGCACCACCCTCAAGGTAGCAGACGATAGGCAATGTATCGACTTCGTACTTCACAGTCTGGCTGGTCAGGGAATAATAAACGATATTTTTTGCTTGTGATAATTTCATCACGATCTCCATTAAAGGTTGAAATGTAGCGAGACGCTACGAACCCAGCAGGGGCTGGGGTTTCGGGTGTGTCTCACGCACCGCTCATCAGGTAGCTTTGCAACTCAAGTCGTGCCGCTTTGCGATCACCGCGATTAGCGACTTGCTTGTAGTAGCGTTTGGATATCTTAGGCTGTTGACCATTTTCACGCAGAAAACGATTAGTCATTCTGCGCTCGACAAAATCATATGCTACAGCCATGTGGGCTTTTGATTGTGGCTTAGGCATTACACACACCCCCCTTAGTTAGTGTGATAGACAGGAATGTCATTTACATAGTGTTTGATATGTAAATCGTGGCTTGCGTATCCAGCATCTTGCTCTGCGATCTGATCAGCCAGTGCAGAACCAGCCGCGATAAAATCACCGCCAGACCGCACGTTGAAAGGCTTGGTGATATCAAACCGCCGATACTGTTTTTTGCGTAGGTCATACACCACCACAAGATGCTCTGGCACATTGGGGTCATTCTTCATAACGCCCCACACCTCACGGCGTGTGCCATCCTTTTTGGTGAATGAACCGCTAAAAAATCTGCCGAACCAGCCCGACAGTAGCTTATCTTTTCTATGCATATTCTACTCCTTTGTTGAAAAAAGAGGGGGCAAAGCCCCCCAGATTAAAAATTGGCAACAACATCATTCACTGTGTCGTTGTCCTTTTCGACTGCCTTGCCAGCCTCTTTAGCCGCATCAGCATTCGCGTGATATTCGGTGCGCTCTGCTTCCAGCTTGCGTAATTCATCGAAAAACTCAACCAACTCCTCATCAGTCAAGCCATCCTTGAACTTTTTACCTTGGACGACATTGCCGTTATCATCTTTTGATGTTGACCATTTGCCCATGACCTTTTCTGCAAGGATCTTGGCGGCAGATTTGTCAGCCTCGCCCGAAACAGCCTTGGCTAGTTTGGCCTCAGAGGTGATGCCCTGATCTGCGAATACAGCCAGAACAGCAGTGGGTGTGGTGTTATCACCGAAACCAAACTGACGCTTCGCACCGACAGAATTTTCAATGTATTTTTTGGCAACTGCATCCCTACAGCCGCCACCAGTGGTTAGGCGTTTTTTTACAGTTTTTGAGATAGTGCGCGGCAAGTTGCCCTTCGTGAGGGTCACGCCTGAGATTGCGCTGATCAACTCAGCATATGTTGCCAGCTTGGTTGCGTTTACCTGCTCAGTGACCTGCTTTGCATCACCCTTTAGGCCAGCGATTGTGACCTCATTAGAGGCAACGATTGAAACAGTGTTATCGGATAGTGAAAAAGTTTGTGTAGCCATGATGGCAGTCTCCATTAAAAGTTAAAAAGTAGCAGGACGCTACGACACCGCATGACGCGGTGTTTCGCTGGTGTCCTACGCCAGCATCGTCAGGTAGCTTTTCATTTCTTTAGAGCGGCGGTCAAAAAACTTGCCGCCCCTAACTATGCTCGGCTCATCATCCCAGTGGCCTTCGCGGTAGTCGATCTGGGCGCGGTTGTCGATATCATCAACAAACACCCTCATTACATCCACCCTGACCATTGTCGATGGCTTGACTTTGCCGCCCAGCAATTCTTCCAGAAAAGCGCAATATGCCTCGCGCAATTCTGCTGGTTCAACTGTATCAGAGCATTCAATGAAATTTGAAATCTCATTGTGGTTGTACTGAGATGACATATTGAATTTGAATTTGAATGGTATGGTTTGCATTATGCAGTCTCCCTTGCCGTTCTAGCTATTGCCTGAGCCTCTTTATAGTCTGAGGCATAGGCCACAACCTCATATGCTGGGCTATCGAACACGATGTCACCATGATCAGCCCAGATGGTAACGTCACCAGCCTTTGCAGATACCGAAAGGCCAGTGAATTTAACAACTATCCATTGTTTCATTATGCAGTCTCCTTTTTAGCCAGTGTAAACTGATGGATTGTTGTGCTTGAAGCGTGACCGCTTGCCAGTTTCATCGGTGATTAGAAACTCAGCAGGGTCTAGCTTGAGGTAGCGGCAAACTTGAATGAGGTGGTATTTCACATCATCCAGATTGCCGATAATGATTGCCTCATCCCTCACCACTTTGTAGCGGCTGTTTGACAACTTGGTGATATCGCGCACCGTGTTTTTCATTGTGTATCGCATTATGCATCTCCCAAAACATAGTTGATAATTGAAGTGACGTTGTAGCCCTCTTGAGTGCCGTTATCCATAATCTGATCGCACACCCGATCTTTAAAATCAGACCGCATCAATTCGCCAGTGCCACCAGCAACCAGCCAGTCATCATAGTCGGCATCAAGCAAACCCCTCACCGCATTAAACAGAGGGTTCACAACGTTGCCAGCCATTGATGGGGTTGTCCAAGCTGGGCGATGATCTGGGTTGTCGCTATCGGCGGCATTGCAAGCCCATGCGATAGCAAGCAACTCAGCGATTTTTGCATGGCGGTATTCAGTCATAATGATGTCAGTCATAAAGCAACTCCTGTTTCGCGGTATCTCTTCAATAAACCCTGCAACAGCAGGAACTGGGCTACCATGCCCAGCGACAGGTTGTATTCATCTGGCGCGCTCTAAACCGACACGTTATGGGATGGGTGCTAAACCAAGCCCTCAGTCTTACCACCGCATCGATCCTCCAAGAGTTAGGCCAAATCGATTTTCGCTTGGGCGTAGGCGTAGTCGGTGCCATTGAAGCCGTAGTGCGGTGGTGTCCAGTTTGGGGGAGCCAGCCCCTTGCCCCTTGTGGGCGGTGAAATCGTTGGCGTGTGGTCTCCTCTGGCGGTTAAAACGGTGGGCATAGCTTCGCCCCTGCCCCTAAGCCCTGTGTCTGCTGGGCTGGACACCTTCGGTGTACCATGACAGGTGGGGGGTCTGTCAACCCCATTTGGTTACATTTTTTTACGTCCTTTTACGTTTATTTTCATATGTTGTCTGTGATGCAGTGTGGAAGCTAAAAACGCCGCTGGCGCATTTTTGGTAGGAAAGTACCCAAAAACACCTAAAGGCCGTCCTGAGCCATCCTAGAGCGATTGAGGGCATATTGAGGTTTTGGGGGTGCCCAAAGGTTCCATAGAACTTTTTCGGGTGGTAGAATAACCAAAGTTAAAACCGCGTATGCAGTCCGCCAAGGACAATGCATTGCGCTGATAGGGGATAGAACACATGGCAAAGAAGCCAACACATTTAAGATTAGTGGGAAGAGAACAGCCTTTAACAGGGAAGCAGGAAGCATTCGCAAAGCTGGTGGCTAGTGGGTCAATGCTCAGTGATGCATACAGGGAATGCTATTCGGCTGATAATATGAAGAACTCAACCTTATGGTCTGAGGCTTGCCGCCTCGCGCAAAACCCCAAGCATGAGGCTACTCAGGCGCGAGGAATGGGTTTTGAAATCACTGCAAGAGGAAGCGGTATCAGCTGACAATGCCTCTTCTAGAATTAGGGCGTTGGAGCTGGTTGGCAAAACGATTGGGATGTTTACCGACAGGGTTGAGCAGACCGACACGACAGAGCGAACCGCCTCTGAAATTGAACGTGATCTGAGGGCGAAACTTGATCGGCTGATCGGATCGTGATTAGGGCCGTTTCGGGACTATCTGGTTTTCGTTGGGGGCTGGCTTCCTATGCACGAAGCCTTGGTGACCCCACCTACCCCCATCCACCCCATATAGTCATGCGCCTACCCACGCACCCTACATGATTTCC